GTTTCCCAGTCACGATCCCTCATATAGTTTTTGTAGTCTTTCTAATTTTTTTAAGTTTCTTCTTTCGTTTTCATACTTCTTTAGTTCCCAATTTCTACTATCATCTCCATATCCTAAGCGTTTATTTTTTTTACGTTCCTGTTCTAGTAGCTTATAATATTCTTCTTCTCCTTCCTTTATATCTACCTTTATTCCATTAACGTACCTTACACCTTCATCTAGTTTTTCTAACCATAACGCCTCTTTTTCATCATCATTATATATTTTATTTCTGTAGTATATTGGTAACGCTATTTCTATTCCTTGTCTTGTTTTATACGTTTCGATTGTTCCTCCTTGTTTGTATTTGTTTCGTTCAACATCTCTTCGCTCCATATAATTCCGTCCAATACCTTTACTTGTATATATTTTACTATTATATTCCTTATGTTTTTCATCTACTTTATTTACATATTTCACAATATAATTTATCGTTTTCGCACTCACATAGTCTCCAATCCATACCGTACCATATTTCCATATCTTTTTGATATCCTTCCGTTCGTCTGTCCACACAATACCGTGCATATGCACTCTTTCTGTGTTTTGGTGTCCCAATTCTGTCACCAACCAATGTCTCAACGTTTTTCCATACTTCTTTCGCCATCTTTCCGTATATCTTCTTACTGCTAGTCTGCATATTTCATTATCTCTATCATATCCTGTTAACCCTTTTATTTCATTATCTAATTTCTGTAATTCTCTTTCGCTAAACGTATATGTTACGAATTTTGCATTTTTATTGACTCTTATGTCTTCTTGTAGTCTTACTTGCCATTGTCTAGCTTTTTGTTTCCTACATTCCATGCATTTACCACACCCCACGGGTACATATAGTACCCGTTTATCTTTTGCTATTGGTGGTGTTTGGTTATTTTTTTCGTTTGCTTGATATTTCCTGTTTTTTATCAGTTTCGGATATAAACACATTTTACCTCATTCTAGTTGTGTTTGTAGTCGGTATTCCTCTGCTTAATCCTCCTAATAACGCAGTTAATATACTTGTCAGTGATTGTATCATTGCTATTTTTTGGTCTGTATCTATATTCATAGTTCCTAGTTCTCTTTTCAAGTCTAGTTCTAGTCTTCTTATAACATTTGCTTCTATCATTTGTTCAGCATTACTCATATTTGCGTCAGCATTTTGTTGCATTATTCCACTATTTGCCCATGCTACTTCTACCATTTCTTTTACTGATTTTTTTTGTTCATTTGTTAAACTTACTTTTGCATTATTTAACAACTCTGTTGATAATAGTGTTTTTACTTCTTGTTTTACTTTTAATACTTGTTCTTGCTTGATTTTGTTATCTACTTTTAAATTTGCTATTTCTCCTAATTTTTTATCTATTTCGGTTAGTTTTTCTTGTGTTTGTGCATCTAATAAATTTCCTTTTTTATTTATATTTGGATTTTCATCTATTTTGTTTTGTGTATCAGCTTCTACATTTTCTACCTGTGCTTTTAATAGTTCTGTTTGAGCTCCTGCCATTAATCCTTCAATAGCCATTTGTTTTTGTGCATTTGCTTTTACTGCACTTCCTCCGCCTTGGCTTCCTGTGGTCGTTCCACCGCTTCCACCCATTCCATACATTAACGCAGGGTTTAATCCTGCACTTTTCATATGTTCTAGCTGTGCTTTGTAATTTGTTTTATTCCACATATCCATTTGTAAATCATGCCCTTGCTGATTTAACTTTCTTTGATTTTCATATTGTTGTTGTGCATTCGCTCGATCTCTACTGTTTGCTCTGTTTTCTGATATCATCCCAAACATTCCACCCATAGTTTTTTCTAACATTCCTAATCCCATTTTTTTATTTTTTAAATTTTTATTTCGCGCTTTTTCAAAGCGACCTTATTTCCTTGATATATAAGAACAGATGCGTACCACCTGCTTTTATTAAAGGGGGATTTTATTCCCCCATTTAATTTTATTAAGCTCCTTTTGTGCCTTCTGTTGACTTAGCTGCGCTATCCACTTCCAATTTCACTACTTTAGTTTCTTTTTCCGTTTTTACCGCTGCTTTTGCATCTCTCTTTGCTTGCACACTTCCGCTCACTTTATCCATAGCTTCACTTGCTATTTCCCACCTGTCCGTCCTAATATTATACGCACTTATTACACCATCTTTACGTTCCGTAAATATACTTGGCGCTCCATCTGTAATTGGTTCTTTATTACTTACTATTCTTTCTATTTTGTGCTCTATAGGTTCACCCTCTACACATTCAACGCTTTTCATTTGACTTTTTACTGCCTTTTTATATTTATATCCCATTTTCTTATAGATTTGGTATTACTTTCGCACTCATTTTTCTTCGTGCTGTAATTTTGTTACTAATTTGTACCCAGAAATTTTGGCTATCTAGACTTGTCTGTGCAAATATGTTATTATACTTACTTGGATCTACATACGTTGTTAAATCTTGTATCCCTGTTAATCCTTGCTCATATCTTCTGTTTAATGTCATAAACATTTCTTGATTTTTTTCTGCAAAGTTTCCTCTTGTCTGATTTACATTTGTCATATAATTAATCCATGCTGGTTGTTTTCCTGCTGTACTATATGTTACCGTTCCCGACGTATTTGTTGTTGTATCAAACCACGCCATTTGGTCTGTTATTAAATCCTGATATCCAATTTCATCTAATGCTGGCTTATGCAAGTCATTCATCGTTTTCAGATTTGTATCCCATTTGTTTCCTTGACTATAATCTATTCTAGGCGTCAAGCTTACGAGTCCGATTATATAACTCGGCTCATCTATTTTTACTTTTATCTTACCACCTTTATTTTTACCTGTCAATCTTCCTCTACCTGCTAACGTTCCTAACGGTTGCTCTTCTCCACCTACTTCTGTATCTGCTACACTTACTACTTCTTCGAATCCTAATTCTTTTATTAGACTCCCCAAATACATTGGGTTCTCACAGCTTTTACTTCTTTCATGCGTATATACCGCATCTAACCAATCATCATAACTTCCTCCGCTTATTGCGATTCTATTTAGCATATTATATACTTTATTCGCTAAGTTTAAGCTATCTATTGTAAATTCGTTTCCTGCTGTACTTACTGCCGTTACTTCATTTATTCCGTTTGTTCCGTCTATCCATTCCGTACTTATCCAATTATTAAACAAATCACTTTGATATGTTTTAACTCCCAATCCTTCTTGACTTGCCGTTTTATAGTAATTTGTTTCTCCTGCATCCCATGGATTTGTTCCATTCCATCCTAATCCTAATCCATACGGTGCTGCCGTAGTATTCACTATTTCAAATGCTGTTGTATCTCTTACCGCTTCTAGAATATCCATTCTCATGTCATCAATATTATCTAGTGGAAATTCTGTTAATTGCGGTCTTCCTTCTATTACAGGTGTTGTGTTTTCTATTGTTTGATCTTGAAATTCTATATTAACTGTTGTTGATACTGTCCCTAACCATCCTGTACATGTTATTTCTATATTTCCTTCTGGCTCTATTTCCACATATGTTACATTACTATATAATGTTGTTATTGGAAATGCTACTCCATCTTGTGTCAATCTTATTAAATCTAAGTTTGGTGTTCCATATTGTCCTATATCATTTGCTTGCCATTTTCCCACTAATACGAAATCTGTTCCATCGAATACCGTTGTATTAAAATCTACATCATTATCTTTTACATCTTGTCCATTATATTCTGCACTATATGTGTCCCATCCATTTTCCCATTCACTCGCATGTATTACATATCCTCTTTCCTCCATCTTATTTGCAAAATAATTTTTATAGATATCCCAGTATCCTAGTAATGGTATTGCGTTAAAATATCTTTTTGCATAATCATCCCCAAATCTTCCTATTCCTCTCATATTTAAATATGAGTATATACTACTACTATTTATTTGTTGATTATCTCCCTTATCTTCATCGTAATTACTAAACATTTCTATTTGAGGCAATAATATTTGGCTCATATCCATACCTATATTTAGCATATTCATATGTAATTTTCCTTGGTATAATCTCACTGGGCACTGGAACACGTCCAATTGTACCTTGTAGCTTCCAAACAGTGGTCCTACTGTTGGTAACGTCTTTACATCCACGTCTAAATCGATGTCAAAGGAATCCCCTGGTAGTGCTACCTCACTCATAAACGGTACTAGTGTTCCGCTACTCATACTACTTCTCCAGATATACCCCAAGTCATGCGTACTTCTGCTGTAATTTTTTAGGCTTACTGCCTCTTTGTTTCCGGATCCTAAGCGATCCCCTCCAATTTCTGTTTTCATTTTTTATTTGTTTTTAGGTTATTTTTCATTTCATCTAGCAACATTATCACTTGAATTATTCTATTCCAT